ACCCAGTAGCTGTAGCCCTGCGTGCTGATCTACGCTGAGGTAATTGGTTTGCTGGGGGTGTGGCAGGAGGTGTGGCAGCTCTTTGCGCTGGTGTCTGGGGCTCAACATCAGAGTTATACCCTAAATATGTTTCAAAATAATCCCGCTGACCTGCCTTAGTCAAATCGATCTCACCATCCCAATTCAATCCTAAAAACGCAGCCTTTGCTGGTTTTCCTCTATTTACCTCAGAAAACAAATTCATTGGGAATCTCGCGGTGGCGTCGTTTGTTCTATAAAATTTGTCATACACTCTCTTCATTTTATCGTAGTCTGCCTGAGTTGTCTTGTATGGGCTATTAACAGTTTGCCCACTTGGATCTTTTTGTGGTATGTCTCGCTGGTGCCCTATCTTTGACTTAACATCATCTAACATCTCTGCTGCTCGCCGCTTTTGTGCTGTGAATCCAAACTTACACCAAACATAACCTCCTGCATCAAGATTAGCCCCCACCTCTATCTTTTTACATCCTCCGGCCTTATATTGCGCGTATAGCTGTTTGAATATTCTCTTCCCTACACCCTTAGATTGTATATTTTTAGCAACCTTGAAATACGCGTGCTTAATATGTAACGCATTATTTTCGTTGATTCTGAAATACCTCTGTAATTTTTCTATTCCACCCCCTACAACCTTTAACTCAAAAGAGCCACTTTTAGGGGGCGTACTATTCCCAAGCGTTTCGGTTTTAAGTGTGATTGATAAAGCGCTCATCGCGCTTGTTCCTAATTTGTTTCTTACTTCATCCTTGATTCCCTTGATCATTGCTACGAGGTCCATATCGCCCATCCTCCTATTAAAGTCCCTAGCAAAAGCTGGTTTTTGAAAATCATCATTCATATGAACACCCAAAGCGCGGAGCCTACCAAGGGCGGTTTTATTCAGTTTACCTGCCGCACCAGGGGTGCTAACAACAAGAGATAACGCCGATGGAGCTCTTCTCACTACCCGACCATCAGGAAGCTTCATTTTAACAAAATTTCCAGCAGGGTGTATGTATGTAACTTCTCCTTCCAGTGTACCACCTGGTGCACCTAGCTGAGTGCGAACTCTTGAGCCCACGCTGAGTTGACTTACATCGGTTACTGGTGTAACTGATTCTCCTGCTGGGACCTCTTCAGTAAGAACCAAGCGATTATCCATAGTCCACTTATCAGTACCTGTTTTGGGGATACTAATAGTATGGCCTGCGGAATACGTATAATTAGCCCTATTATTCGTTGCAAAGTCTTCGGTAAGCTTAACCACTATGTGATTACTTGATATGCTTTCAATCTCTGCCTTATCTGAACTATACTTTCCCCCCGACTGCTCTCCCTTCCACCATACCTTAACAGGATCTCCAGGCGATGCATAATTTTGATAATCATCTTGGGCTATAAAGGCTTCAGACACCTCTTCAGGTTTTTCTTCTTCAGTGTGGCCCACATAAAACGTCTGCATAAACACCCGACCATCTCTTCTTCTTACTTGGCGTCTTTCGGGGCGGAGGTTAGCAACCGATGCACTTGCCTTTGACAGCTCTCTCTTAGTTATACCATCCTCCTCGTATGCCTTAGCTATTGTAATTACTGCCTCCAAATACTCGTCTTCGGTAATGGCTCCCTCAGGAACCCCATCATCATCAAGAATATCTTCAATGGTTGCTTTTATTAACTCAGCATCTAAATCCGTATCAAAATTAATTTGGCCGATTTTATCTAAAAGATCGCTTTTCAAAAAGTACTCGGAAGGAATTACTTTTTTCAATACACGAGTCAAAACATTATCTCCCTTATTTACCTCAATTGCTTTTGCTAAGTTTTCAACCAGGAGATCCCTACTCAACCTAAGGGAGCCCAGTGAAGTGAGTGCCTTTTGCAGGTCAACCAAATATTCATCTTCTCTTTTATTATGCCTTCGAAGCAAATACTCCTTGCTATTTACAAGCTCAGGATCAGTGGACCCCTTTGCTATCTCGGCAGACAAATCATCGATCTGATTTTTACAGACACCAGAAAATTCTTCATAGTCTTTATGATACCCCTTTACGAGGTCTGCTTTTGCTTTTACTGCACTATCCAAAACAAAAAGTTGGGACGCGATAGCCTCCTTCTCATTGCTAAATGTGTTTTTAATATTGTCTACGATACTAGTCATTTCGAATTCCTTTTACCATCAATGTACTTCCTTATGTGAGTCCAAATATCAACCCCCGTAGCTTCACCAATGTTCTCATATATGCTCTTTAGCTCAGTCATACATATAAATCCAGTAATTATTTCCAAGAAAGGAATTTGGTCTGTGATGATATAAACATCGGCAACATAAGCCACAACCACCCCCAACAAATACAACACCATTTTAGTTACGGTGTTCCACATCTTGTTTGACCTTATCGAGCGGTACCCCTCAAGCTTACAAGACCTCCACACACCTGCTGCGAAATCTGCCAAAATAAAAAATCCCGTCACCACCAACAGCTCCATAATGGGTGCAAGAAATATACACACCCACAATGGAGCCCTACACGCACTGCATATACCTGCTTCTGAAATAAAACCCTTTATTTTCACCAGATAAAAATATATTGTTTGCACCCCTTTACATTACTTTACCTTCTGTGAACACTACACCTTCTACTTGTAAAGTCCACATAGATACTTCCTCAGGACCCGCACCTCCGAGATTTTCAATACATAAAGTCATTACATCATCCTCATATACCTTTGAAATGTCAAATTCTACTGTCTTAGATATTAATTTATAGGCTGTAACGACTAATGGTATAGATGCTGCAGTCTGTATAACAGCGTCTCCTGAACCTGAACCAGCAGAATATGTCCCGGTATTTGTTTCAGTTCTTGCAGAAGGTGTTATACCTCCTGATGGGTCTGCAACTAAAGTTCCTTCTACCTCTATTGGTAATAGGCTAACTCCGATATTTGTGCTTGCGTTTACTGACGTTCCAGAAGGACCCCCATTGTCATTACCAAATGTTAATCTAAATTTTAATGGGTAGGCTGTACAAATTCCAGCAGGTAAATTAAATTGAAAAGCAATCGCTTCACTAGTCCCAGATAAATAAGTTTTCTTTATTTTTAATTGCCACCCAGTCAAGTAACTATTAGCACCAGCTAATCCAGTTTGAGGTTTGCCATCACCACCTCCTAAACCTCCTTCTATTTCAGACATTGAATTACCTACACCAAATAAAGTACTTCTCCACATAGCTAATCCGTGTGCAGTTCTTTGTCCTTGGTGATTGAACATACTATGGCTCGGTGTAGTTTTCAGTTGCTCAAATGTAGGTGTAGCTGTCATAGAGCCTACTGAGTCAATTCTTACTCTGGCATAATAACCACCTATACCATTTATTTCAGTTTCATTCCAAGGAGTACTAAGTTCTACTCCAAGTCGTAATTGCTCTACGGAGTCTTGCCGTAAAAATACATCATTTGCATACCTATGCTGCTCGGCAACACTTATTGCTTGTACTCCTACTAAAGTCCAAGCAAGAGGCTGATATACAAGTGTACCTGTATAAATCTCAAACACATAAACTGCCTCTGTTCCAATGCTCTGGGTTGGTGGCAAAGATTGTTTTAATATCAACCCCCAATTTTTGACAAGGTCGCCTCTGGTGTCCCTTCTCGTAGAACACCACGCTATACTTTCATCTACTACTGGAGCTACTGAGGGTGTTTTGAATGTGAAAGTGGAACCTGTTTTTGTTGCTGCATCTGAGGATACATTAGCGTGATATACCCCTGCATCATCTAATTGAACCACATTATTGAAAGTAGCATTAGCGCCTCCTTCACCTGTCATAAATTGACTGCCTCTTTCTGGAAAGCCAACCATAGAATCAACACCAAACAACCTTTGAGTTGCTTCCCTTTCAGGCGTAGTGCCTTGTATTAAATTAACGGTAAAATCAGAACCAGCCGCATTTGGATTAACATTATTCTGCCAAACAAAATTGGGTTCCATTTGTGCAGTTACTCTAACAACTGATGCGTTTAAGTCTACGCCCAACGCTACCACTATTGAACGCCCTTCAAAGCTATCAATCCCACTTCCGTAATCACCACCAAGAGCATACCCACTCTGTATTTTACCTCCTAATGCATCTACTTGTACATCATTTGCTGATAATAATATCCCATTTTTCAGATTGAATAAATTTAGGGAAATGAGAACTGCCACTCCAGCCGTACCTACCTCAACACCATAAATAACATTGGCATTGCCGATATTCATATCTAACGCCTGTAATCTTCCATTTGTTACTTTAGCACCTCTTTTAATTACTCCTGTTCCTGGAACGTGAAGTGATTGAATTGCTAAAATGCCAGCAGTGCATAGTAATATGTTCTCGCACTTATTAGAACCATATCTGACCTCAAATGCTATTATCTTTCCTGCCCCTGTATTTGCCAATCCTGACCCATCAGCTGTTCCTGATTGTCCTTCAAACTTTATGAATCTTGCACCAGCTGTTGTTCCTCCTGCTCCTGCATAGGTAATACCATAAGTAGCATCTGTAGGTATTGTGACTGTGAATCCTTGAATGACTGAACCACTTGATAAAGTAACTCTTGTTCCTGTTGTTGCGCCACCTCCGGTAATGGAAGTCACCTCATATCCTCCATCACCAATCAAAGACACTCCAGCTGGTATTGTTAATCCTACCTCAGCATAAGTTCCTGGCAGTACTCTAACTGAATCGCCTGATACGGCATCCCCTAATGCTCCCGCTATTGTAGTGTAGGGGTCTGATATTTCTGTAGTCCTTGAACCGTGTGCTGTTCCCCCTGATTCTGCTACCCATAGAGTATTGTCAGTACTTACAGTAGCCGAAGCCGCAGCTTCGATAGTAATATCACTTGCATTTTCTGTAAGGGTAACACCAGAGCCTTGTTTAATTTTTTTGAACTCTAGATCGGCGCCTGTTTTTTGCTTCCAGAGCCCATACTCAGTACCAGAACCACTCCCTACATTAGATGCTGTATTTGTTTCTCCACTACCAGCAGCAGCACTAACTTCAAGAGTTTCATTGCTTCCAGCGCCTTGTTTAGAAAGGGTAATGTTTGATCCTTGAGATAGCTTTTGCTCTAAAAAATTTGCTGTCGTGTCTCCTGAGCTTACCTTAACCTTTTCTGAATCGCCACCTCCTCCAATATTCGATTCTATTACTGTTCCCATAATTTATTTGCTCTTTACAACAAGGGTTAATGTCAATGTTCCTCCTGTTAGCCCCACTTTTGTAAACCGAGCTCCAATAAACCGACTTCCAAAATTACTGGATTGTAGTACGTCGGAGTCAGCGGCAACGCTCATTGTAAGTTGAGCTCCTGAGGTATCCCAAGACGTACCTGCGTTGGATTGGATCATATCAACAGTGCCATCAAGTGTCCCAGTTAAACCACTCCACTCTCCTTGAATTGAAACAAGGGCAAACCCTGTTATGTCTTCCGGGATTTTCCAGTCTTTTGTTGCTCCGAGTGTCGATATATCAACCTCTTCAACAATCGTCTTGTGTCCTCCTGCATTGCCCAGGGCGTTAGCATTTTTCATTATCATTCGGTCCATTCCCAATAGATTAACCTCCCTGATTTACGGAAGAAGTTATTACACAATATTAATAGACAGCTCCTGGACTACGACCTGCTGTAGTTCGTCTGTAGCAGATACAGTAAATGTCGGATTTTCAACAGTATCCGGAGTTCCAGAAATTGTACCTGTGCTAGCACCCAGTGTTAACTGGGATGGAAGTGACCCTACAGTTACAGCAAAAGTTTTACTTCCACTACCACCAACAACTGTAAGCGTTTCAGAGTAAGCTCCTCCGTCAGTACCAGCTGCAAGAGGATCTGAGTCAGTAATATCCATCGCAACGCCTTCAGCAATCACTTCAGTTATTCCCTCTGCAGGGTCAATATCGATCTCATCCAAGATCAAATTATTTGATGTGCAAAAGTCTTTGAATGCTCTAAGGGTGGATGGGAGTTCTCTAAAAGTTATCCCAAACTTAACCTCAAAGGCATCAAGGCCAGATACTTCCATTACTGTAAAGTTTTCTTGGCTTGCTGTCATAAGGTCGACCTTAAACTCTACACGCGCCGAATTATCAGCATTTCTTATTACCAATGTTTTCATAATAAATCAAGTTTTAGATATGGTTTTTTAATAACGCTTAAATATAATAAACTTTCTCTGTTTGTCCTAAGTCAAATAATAGTTTCTTTCCCCCCTACAGTTACACTGACACGAGATCTGCGCCGAACTCTTCTCTGAAATTCTGCTCGAGTAGAGAACGATTGAGTCTCCTCATTCCACTCATATCCCTTGGGGACTTCGTGTAATGTACATCGACACCAAGGGTGAACAGGTCCTATTACAGCCTTCCAATCAGCAACTTTTTTCCCCACGTTTGTTCCATTATCTCGTAACTCATCTAATCTAAAAATCAATGGTTTACTTCCTACACCACTCGACAAATATAGCCGAATGCAGTGCTTGCACGCACCAGGATACACATCTTTGTAAACCCTTGCATCTCCTCCTGAGCCTCTTTCTATTCCAGCAGCCCTACCCTCATCAAAAGCACTATGTAATACAAAATCGCTTATCCTCCCTAAATCCCTTTGCCAATCACCAGTACGTCTACCTA